CTGTGGGTGTAAACCTGCCGTAGTAATCAATGCGCTTCTGAGCCATCTACTTATCCTTAAAACGCCGGGCGACCGCCGGATGATCCACCTTTCGACTTGCCTTTCGGTCCACCTGACGGCTTGCTTGGTGTGCTACCCAGGCCTGCAATCTGCCCTGCGCCACTTAGCAGACTGCCTGCCGCTCCTATATACGCCGTTTGTTTTGCCGACCTGCCTTGACGCTCTAATGATGATCTTCTTAGGCGCTCTGATAGGTCAATGGTGGCTTCACTTAATCCAACTTGCTCTGCGCTTTCCAATGCCAGACTAGCTGGCGTACCTTCCCCAGATATTCCTGCTGTCGAGAGTGCCGCCACGTTAGCCGCTAATGCTCGATTTAATTCCTGCCGTCTCTGTAGCTCCTGACTCTGAGCCGCGAACTCTTCTTGTTTCGCCTGCTCTTTCATCTGTTGCTCTTGTGCTTTGCCAGCTTGAACCTGTCCATAAACAGACGTTGCTGTTCCAGCCGCAGTTAAGGCAATCGCCGTAATAACCCAACTCATTGTTCAGTCTCCAATATCTGCTCGGCAATCTTCTCTGGATTGGTTTCATCGGTTGGATGGTAAGTCGTCCATACCGTATCTGTTACTGCGTAGATAACTCGCTTCATACCGGGCCTAGTTTGTCCTGTATACGGTGCAACAATGTGTTCCTTGCCTTCATGCGTCACTGCGTAGCACTCGCCTTGTGAGACTGTGAATATGTGATTGGTCTTATGTAGTGCGCCAACCAAGCATACGCCAGCAGGAATGAATAACTCTCGCGCATATAGACCGTCAGCAAAGTGATCAGTCACAACCGTCTCGGCTTGAGGCATCTGAAGCATCAAGTCCTGCGCTTTAAAGATTCCATCCTGTAGGGCAAGGTTCATCAGTTACCCTCAACTTCGTATTCAATCATCTGTATGTGCATGGGAGTAGGATCAGGACAAGTAATCGTCGGTATGACCTCTCTACCCCAGCCGTTAATATCGTAAACGTCCTCTATTATGCCACTTACCGGCGTAATAGACTCAGGACTTAATGGTGACTCATCCCCAGCAGGGCCGAATGCCCGTATAGGTACAGGGATGCCGTCAATATTTATGCCAGAAGACTCGTAGACACGTACGTTCATACGTACGATTTTCTTCAATCGCATCTGGTTCTGGCCTGATCCGATGTTTGTATTCAGTGGCATAGGCTTGATAGTCGGTATGAATCGACGACCAACCTCGTATTCAAGGGTTGAATAGCCTGTGTCATAGGGAGCGGGCAGGGTGATCGAGCCACCTGATACCGTCTGATCTGCCAGTACAAACCCGTCGTTTTCGCCACTATCATCGCCGCGTGTGACAATTAAGACAGTCTCGCCTTCGAGGTGTTCTAACCCGTCAATGGTCCCACTTGTCGCAGTTTTACGAACACTGCTGTCCAGTAGTCGGGTGAAGTCCCATTGCTCAATGGAAATATCGCCAGCACTCGGGCCAAGGTTACGGCCCACAACCATGAACAGCTTCTCGCCCACGGTTGTGACGTTTGTTACTTCCGCATCGTCCATCGTCCAGCTAGTGAAGCCGTTGATATCCTGACTTCTCAGGGTGTTTAGGACGGTTGCAGTGCCATCATCGTTAACAACGAACAGCCAGTTAGCGTCGTCACTAGCAGTACCCGCCAATAAAGCCATATCACGGGGCTGTTTAATCAAGTGACTAGCAAGAACAGAGCGATCATCACTCGTGTATGCGTCCTCATTAAACGAATACAGGAACGTCAGCAGGGCTTTACCAAAGCGATCAATGAATATCGTCGAGCCGTCTACGTCTTGCACTTCGACATTGCTTGCCCCATGTGACGTTTGTGGCGTGATCTGGATATTGCTCGGGGTTACCGGCTTACTCGTTACAGCAAACTCTGCGCCAGAGGTAAACACCTGTAAGTTTCTGCCGGGATAAACGTCAACAATATCATTCAGTGTGCGAGAGGATATCGTTGCAAAGATCGCATCGTCATCATCCGCTTCTTCGATGTCGAAGTTGAAGAAGTCAGAAGACTTAGATAGGAATAAGGACTGCGGCTTGGATGCTGTTCCGCCAATAACCAATCGGCCTTCATAAAAGCAAATGGTCTTGGGCCATCCACGGGTAGACGACCAAACATCCTCCTTACGTGGGGAGCCTGATTGCGTCTTTGTAAAGTCTATCTCGTGATCAGCAGAGCCTTCCGTTACATACGCAGAGAATAGCTCGAAATCCTTGGCCGATTCACCGGATATGGTGATCGTATACTCTTGGCTTCCTGTTCTTTCTACGGCTACACCCGTCTCACCAAATACAGGCATCTCTTGCAGGTTCTTCTGGATGTTGAAGACAGTCGCGGCTTGCTCATCGGGAGTCGAGTCACCCGCATAGCTAATGGACTTTGACACCACGCTTTCGATATCTACTTCAAATCGGTCGCCACGCTTCCATTGTCCCGAACCGGTATGCCCTAGAGTCATCACCTGTATCTCGCTGGTAGGCGTTGGGCTTTGTGCGTCGTCGTAATCGAACTGAGGGACGTTAGTGAATGGGATCTCATCAAGCGACCAATCAGTATCAGTGCCTAGATTGACCAATCTGAGGGGCTGGAAGTTGCCCACTATCAGCATGACGTTCTCGACAGTCGCTACTCTAATGTTCTCAACATCAATAAACGACAAAAAGCCAGCAGGGTAAGCATTCCAAATCGGCAGGATGTCGATGACTCGCTGTACAGGGTCGCCAGTTGTCGCGTTAGTGCGATAAATGCGGATGTTCTCAGGCGTAAACTCAACCAAATAGTTGCGGTCAGCCTCAACTTCAAAGCTCTCTAGCTTGGTTCTGCTGTCTCGGTTGCCACCGCTGTAGTAATAGTTAACACCAGACGCGCCAATGTTGCCCGCGAAGCTGTCACTGCCATCACGGATGATGCGCCAATCGGTAATCGCCGATGCAGGATCAACAGGGAAGCGGAAGTTTTGCGGGTTAGTGCCGATTAGAGGAATGGCTTGCTGGTCTACCCACGTTGTACCGCCGTCAGTGGAATACTGAAACATCATATCGCTAGTGGAACCGGCAGTCGCAAACATGTCGGTCACTTCGATAAATACAATATTGCCGAATGCTAGGCTCACATCGCAATCAACAAACACCCAATCGGTTGTAGTACCGGGAGGGGTTGTCGTCTGAGTGCTCGTGCTTCGGTCATTGTCGTTGAGACTTGCGACAGTGCCGCCATTGGGCATAGTCCCGGTCCATGAATCAACCACTAATGTATCTACACCCTGACCTACAAACGAAGTACCCGGACGCCGACGCATTCCACCTTGAGGGACAATCACAACATTATCGGCAGTCTCTACCGCCTGATAATACTGGTTGATATCAATGCGACCCTTGAGAAGCGGGGATAACTCGCCACTTACAAAGCTAGACTGAATGAATCGAGTCTTAGCCATTAGAACCTCACGTTAGTAAATGGGTTGCTTCGTATCGGTTGCGTAGGATGTTGCTGAGAGTCCGTGAATCGCGCCATACGGGACGCATTCACATAAGCCGCCGCCATCTCACCTCTTGCCGCTGAACTGTCTCTAATGCTCGCCGCGAAGTCCATAGCCAGTGCGTACTCAATCATCTTTGAGAAGTACACGGGCCACTCATCTTCGGTGACGTTTGCAATATAGTCAGCGTATAGGGCTTGTGAAGAGTTGCTGTAAACCTTATCGCCATACACCTGATAGTTGGAGTCAGGGGAAACAGTGATCAGGAATAGTAAATCAGTGGGTAGCTGGTAAATGCTGTTCCAGCCATTCGGGTCAATCGGGGTGTCTGTCAGCTTAGAGATCTGCGCCTTGCGACGTGCAAAGCCCCAACGATGCTTGGTTAGCTCGTTCTGGACGATATTGTCATACAGATTGTTTGCGACAGTCTCGCGCCGTGATCCACCAGTAAGTGAATTAATCGGAGTATCCCCGATCAGAATAAGCGCATTGCTAATTAAGTCGATCTTGCTCGCCATAACTCACCTAGAAATAGAATGGCCCCCGAAGGGGCCGGGTAAGACTTATGCAGTCTTGTCGTACTGGACCTTAACTAAACCACCTTCGTCA